TGCTTGGATATTAATTGAACAGTTTTAAAGCTGTTTATTCTTGATAAAGCGTCTCCGGGCCTGTAATCAAGTATCCCCTCAACTCCGTAAGTTTGCTGTTTCCTCTGAACATAAGAATGCAAACCTTGTTGAGAAAAAGTCAAGTTATATTTATCTAATTTATAGATAAATTGTACGAATTGCTCAAATAGTGGGTGATGACAACAATTTTCTAAAATGGAAATTGTCCTGATAGAATTAAAGTCAGCACCAGTAATTCCATCTACACTATAATCCGTATATCTCTCAGGATATATTATCCTTCCTAAAGCTCGGTAAGTTGGATAAATACCTGCTAATATTCCGTCTTTGGCATAAGAGGTTGAGTGTAGATTTTGTAAATAAATCACCTCATCGCCACTGACGTAACTCTTATCTTTATTAACTTTTAAACCAAAACTGGTGAATGATTCGGTAAAAGATTCTGGATCTGAAATCACATAGACGCCATCGTCACCTTGTATATCCATATATGATTCTTCGATACCATAAGATTTTGCACAAAGAAATTGCACAATTGAGTCAACCTCATTAGTAAAGGTACTACCTGAAGGTACGCCGTGAGGTCCATTGACTATCCCTCTCGGTGTTATTAGCGCAATCTTATTGAAGCGATCTGCAATATGGGAGATTTCCTCCTCAAATTCCTTTTGGAAAAGGCGGGATATATAGCTAAACGCAACTTCTTGTAGTTTGGTTTTCACTGTAGCGTCATAAGATGAGAAGTCTAAAGACGCAAGTTTTAATCTTCGATTTCTGGCTAGATTAATAAGTCTAGTCATACTTAAGTCAACTGCCTTGGGGCCAGACAGAGCAGAACGCCAAGTTTGTCTCTTTTGAATTTCGTAAAGAGGACGGTAAAACCGCATTTCATTTAAAGTATCACAAATTGGATAACCCCAAACTGTCCTTGTTTTACGCTGTTCCTGTGTACGAGTGAATAGAACGCAGGGATCTTTACGCTGCAGCAGTCTGTCAAAGTCATTTAAGACTTTATCTTTAACAAGACCTTTCCGGGTATAGAATGGCAAGCCCGAATTAGTACTATTCTTCAAATAAAAAGCCGCATTAGCAAGGCTTAGAGGTCTCAACCTACCAGCAGAGTAGGTATTTTCAGCGCCTGGAACTCTTCGAATATTCGAGTGTCTAAAATATTCGTCTACTGTGGATTCACGCTCAACCCAGGGAATCGCTACACTCCTAGGCCCAAATTTTGACCGATTATTATCCTCTAATTGTAAAAGTGTATTGTTCATTAGCTGACGGTTGGAATTAAAGATCTTATCCCAGTCGGACAAAACTTGAACAGGATCTAACGTACCGATAATCGGTGATGTCAAAACGGTTTCGTCTCCAACCTCAACCTGTTTCAAAGATTGGGATATCCTAAATACAACCTCATCGGAAACATTTAAACTCTTAAGAAAAGGGTATTTCGTCATGCGAAAATTTGAA